TCGTTGGTTTGTTTTAGCAATCTCCGCTGAGATTTCCGTAAGGCCTTCCCGTTGAGTAACGACTTTGGATTTTCTTTCGCTGACTTGTTCTGACTTGAAGTCTCCTTCAATGGTTTGTTTACAGGTTGGGCAGTTGTCGTGTTCTTCATAGAAAGCAATGTCCTTTTCATTTTTCTTAATGTTGGTTTCAATCTTTGATTCTAGTTGTAACAACTTCTTACTCTTCTTTTCCACAGAAAGTTTATCTTCAATCTTTCTTTGTAGTACATCAATGTGTTTTTGGATTAAATCCACATCTCGTTTGAGTGTAAAGATTTGGTCTATGCTATCAGCAATTTCTTTTCGTTTCTTACCAATCTCTTCGTCACTTCTATTCTTGTGGTCCTCAATACTTTGTTTTTGGAAATTAATTCTTTCAGATGTCAAGTCCATCTCATGTTTACTTTTAACCGAGAGGTCTTTAATTTCTGCCATCTTCTCTTTAACAACACCATTCATTGAGGAGAAGATATTAATATCCAATAAGTCCTCAATAATTGCCCTACGATCCGCAGGAGTTAATTGCATAAATGGAACAAACGATGCAGAACCTAATATAACAACTTGAGTAAAGGATTTAAAATTTATTTTGAGAATGAACTTCTCTAAGAACTCTTGATAGTCCTTTGCTTTGGCATCTTGGTCTAGTAGTTTATCACCAAGGTACACTTCAAATACATTTGGTTTAATACCACGAATAACCTTATAGTTCTTTTGGCCAATGGCAAATTCAATCTCCACAACACAAGCTTGTTGGTTGATAGAGTTTAATAACTGTGGTTTGTTTATCTTACGAAATGGTTTACCAAAAAGACCAAAGCACAAAGCATCCAGAATTGTGGACTTGCCTGCACCATTATGGCCAATGATTAGTGTATTGGGTGACTTCTGAAAATTAATTTCTGTAAAGGTGTTACCTGTTGATAAGAAATTCTTCCAACGGACTTTCTGGAATATAATCATTTATTAAAGTGGTCTTTGATCGCTTCACATACCAGAACTTTACCATCATAAGATTCAGAAAGTCCTGAATGTTCTAATGTGTGTTTTCTAGCCACATCCATACAGGTATTAATAATCAATTCCGCAAAGAATTCAATTTCTTTATCGGTCACTTCACGATTGTCATATGCAATGTATAATCCAGACCTCTCAACCAATTCTCTAATTTTATTATTCATGCTTGCTCCTGATTCAATGCCTCAATATACAGTTCTTTTAATACCGTTTTGAGTTTGTCATTATCAATATGTTCTTCTTTAATACCATCCACAAACTTGTTAATAATCGTGATAGTATCTTCAGCTTCATTAATCATATCATCATCCACGCCTTCTGTCAAGTCAGCAAAGTCTTCCGCAATGGTAATATCGACTGGATTGACCTTGTATAATTTGTCCATGAACCGGTCAAATAGATGTGGATTGATCTTGTTCACTACCACAACTTTCACATATGTTCCGGTATACTTTTCTAAATCTTTGGCTAACATCTCGGAAATGGTGGTTTCTTTATCATCATATGTAATACGATGGAACATTACGTTGGGGTTCTCAATAAATTCCAAATCAAGAGAACTAAGATCAAACAAATGAAAACCCCTCGGATCATTATAATCCTGCCAGGTGAGTTCGTAAGGATTACCAAGATAACGGATATTATCCTGATTTGAACGATGATGATAGTGACCTGAAAAAACAGTATCAAACTTTTTAAATAATCCACGGTCTAGTCCTTCTTGTGATGGCATACCACGATGCATGGCAAAGCCGGCAATTTCAAGATGTCCCATACAAATATTAGCATCGGTATCAGACAATACAAAAATTGAATCGTCATAATTTTCTGGACAAATCCAAGGTATCATGCAAATAGGATATTTTTCATTGTCTAACCAAATTGTAGTTGGTTCATCAATTACGGAAATGTTATTATATTCTTTTAATAGTAAACGTACCGAATTAACTTCATTGGTATTTTTGAAATAGGTATCATGATTACCTGCCAACATATGAACTTGAATGTTCCTTTTGGCCAATTCATCAAAGAACATCTCCTTGGTTCGTTTTAAGGAGTAAAAGTTTACATACTTACGGCGGTCAAAAGTGTCCCCAAGTATGAGAACAGTATTAATACCATTACTGTCAAGAGTAGGAAAGAATGTATCTTTATAGAACTTCTCATAGTAATCCAAAAAGTGGGGTGAATCGTTTCTAGCTCCGAAGTGCTGATCTGTTATTACTGCTATCTTCATGTAGTTTAATCTCAATTACGCTGTTAATGGGACTCGAATTAGAAAACAAAGTGGCTTCAAACAAAGTTTTAAAAAATTTATAACTAACGGTTGAAGAACCATTTAAATAATAAGATACTCTGTACATTATATCATTCTCCTAAGAATTTTTCAATACCTTTTGGTTTCTTTACCTCTTTTTTCTTTTCTTTGGCTTCCTCATAGTTCTCAATAAATTCTGCAATGTTATCATAGAGTTCGAACTGTTTAGAGGTACCATCTTCAAACTCCATTAGTTCCATTTCATCAAGTATGCCCATTTGCTGTGTGGCTTTATACTTCACATATAACTGTTTCTTCTCTTTTTGGATCCTACGCAGAAAGGCATAGTAAATAATTTGAGTAAAGTAAGCAAAAGGGTTTTTGGATTTGGTAGGATCAAAGTTGCTAAAATACATTAAACAGTTTTCAATACCATCCGATATCATTTCATCACGGTAAGTATAGTTAATGAAATTGGGTTTATGTGATAGACCTTCTGCTATCTTCATGAAGCACTCACCAATATAGTTTGGAATAGGAGGAGGTGTAGTTTTATTCTTCTTAGCTTCTTTGGATTTTTCTTGATAGTCCATCAAAGCTTGTAGAAAGTCCCCATTATTGACATATTGTTTAGGTTTCTTTGGTGCTTTAGGTGCTGGTGTATTCATATTTACCACATAATGTTATTGACATGTGCTTGACAAGTGTGTATAGTCGAGTATGTCCTTGGTTGAAAGTAATAAAGGATCATTAATGTATGTTATGTCCATCGTATTTTAATTCGTCTAATGCTTCCATAATATCTAGGGATTCTATATCATCTAAATCGTCCATGATATCTCTTGCCTTAAGCAGCTTCTTAATTTTTTCCACAGAGTTGACATAGAACTCACAGAGGTCGTCAAGTGGTTCAAACACACACATAATATCTTTAGTTGATATTACCGCTTCATTCTTCTTCAACAACTGTACCGGCAACCAGTGATTCATTATCAATCCAGATTCATTATTTTTAAATTGTATTCCAACTGTCATAGGCTCACATATAGTGAACTGGTCATCATCTTGACTAATCACGGTACCAACAATATCTTCACCATTCTGTAAGCGAACTATTTTAATATTATCCATTTTTTAGTCCAATCTTGTATATTTTAAATGGGAACTTCTCTTCATTATATATCTTAGTCCTATCCACGAAATGTTTCAAAGTAAAATTCATGTGTTTTCCAACACGGAGGTCATCAGATATATCATAGAGTGTGGCTATTTCTTTGCCATCACTTTGTCGTAAGCCTCGTCCAATGCTTTGCAGAGTTCGAATGCTCGATTTTGTTGGCATTGCAAATATAATGTTATGCAGGTTCCTAATATTAATTCCAGTACTAAAAGTACCAAAACTAGCCACAATAATAGCATCTTGTTCTATCTCCATAATTCTTCTAACTTCTTCACGGTCTGATGTATCTACACCACCATGAATAAAGAAAACTTTTCTGTTGCCAATCTTCTCTGTATCCTTTATCATATCATACAGGATCTTGCCATGTTTGTCAACCATTTGATATAGTACCAGAGTATTTTTGCCTAAGCTAACTGCAAGATTCTTAACGAATTTATTTCTTGCCTCATGCGATATCAAGTAACCAATCTCTTCAGCATATGTCATACCTTTAACTGCCTTAGATTCTTCATTGGTATGTTTTAATACAAGACATTTAATTTCAAAGTTAGATAGCTGGTCTTTGTCGATCAGTTCTTTTGTGGAGATTACCTTCTTAACTGGACCAAACAAACCTTCTAATACTAATTTGTGTGTCTTGGTACCATCTAAGGTACCCGTAAGGCCAATACGGTATTTGGCATTAGTACAAGAAGTAAGAATAGTAGTAAGTGATTGTGCTTTAAAGTTATGTGCCTCATCACCAATTACATAATCAAACTGTTCAAAATATTCTTTTGGCATTTTATACAAGGACTGCCAAGTGGATATTGTCAACGGTTTGTCTGTGGTCTTTTCTTTACCTTGATAGATTCGGTGTAAATGTTCTTCCATACTACCATCATTGTAATCACCAAAGTCGGAGAATAACTGTTCCACCAAAGATGTAGTTGGAACAATAACAAGGCCTTTTAAGTTTTGGTATTTCCAAAGTTGTCTAAAGATGAGGTAGATAATAAGGGATTTACCTGAAGCTGTTGGAGATAATAGTAACGCTCTTCGCTTCTGCATTGCATGAACATAGGCATTGATTTGGTGTTCTCTAACTTCAATTGGTTCGCCACGAGCATGTGGGTTAATTTCTGAGATAAATTTCTTTGCATGGTATATCGAGTATTCACTTTCTATATCTAAATCATTTTGACATTCATATGTGTAACCTCTTGATTCACAAAACTGTTGGATATAATCCAATAGACCCAAATACAACTGTGATGTTTGTAAGTTGTATAATCTTATTTTGCCATCCCAAATTTTATTTCGGAATGCTGGAACAAATTGGTAACCAGGAACAAAGAACGTAAAAAACTCCGATAACTCTCGAGCAATATGCTTCTCGCAAGTTATCTTGGCATATACTTCATCCTTTTTGGAGATTATTATATTACTGTCCGCCAATGAACTTTTCCCATCCAATAAAATCACGCAACTGCCAAGTTCTTTGTTTTAATTCATTCATAATAGATTCGATCACAGATACCGTTTCTTCATGATATACTTTCTTTTCTAACATACGAATAAGGTCATCATCACCTTCCAAGTAAGCATTGATATCCGATTTCAAAACAAACTGAAACGGTTCCCATCCATGTTCTTTTAACTCATCGGCATCCATACGGCCAGAATAATAGTTAATCTTTACCTTACGCATACGCAAATAATCAAAGTGTGCCTTTTTAGAGGCAATCTTATGTTTGGTAAGAATGGAGAGGTACTTGTTGTGTAGAGTGGGTATCTTGATGAGTTCTTTACCAGGTTCGGTTTGGTCCATCTCTGCATCTTTTTCCCAATACTTTAATACTTGTTCTAAGTTTTCCATAATATAATAAAAAAGTTATCCTAAACCTGTATAATATCACATATACATTACGTTGTCAATACTTAAACACTTTCAAATTCAAAATAATCAAATATAAAAGTGGCATCTGCCGTCATGATGTCATCTGCCGATTGAGAACTATCAAAAATAATATCCGATAGACTAATTGGGAACATGTTAATTAATTTAACTCTCAATATGGGGTTGTTTAACGATGATAACACCGTAAGGGTACCATCGGAGTAATACTTTAAATTGGTATTCTTGCCAACATTTTGTACATCAGTTAACCTTTTTCTCTCCTCAAAATTGACTGGAGATGCGATGGAACGGAACCAGTTATGGATATGGCGCCATCCTTCTACCGATTCATCCAGCAGGAAATGAACGTTGAAAGGGTTATAGGTTATCTTATTACCAGGAGCAAAGTAATCTAATAGTGGACTACTAATAGGAGCTTGACCCAAGTTAATACCAGGTAAGTTTACCGATTGGCAAAAGAATTGGGATGTACCAATCCTATCAAACGTCAATATAAACTTGGTCGGTTGAAGTAGGTTGGTGTTCTGAGGGGTTCTGTTAAATGCTGTCATACTAGTATTTATGTAGCCAAAAAAAAGACCACCCGAAGGTGGTCTTTCAAATATCACTCTACGGTGATTTTTATTACATCAAGTTTGCAACTTTGAAAATGCGATAGTACTTGTTAGTACGAGCATTCATACGACCGTTACCAGCAGTAATACCTTCTGCGAATGGGTTTGCGACCATTCCATAACGTGTCTTAAAGCCAATCTTAGGTTGGAATGTGTACTGATCTACTGCACGAACCATTTGTAATGGAACGTATGGGCAATAGAACAAGCCAGCATCGTAAGGGCTAGAACCTTTGTAACCGATAGTTACGAGTTCTTGGTTAGATGTATATCCACCAAAATACGGGTCAATATAAACCTTCATACGACCATGTAACAAACCAGCAAAAGTATTGCCTGTGTCATCTACTTGCAAATCAGTTTGGAGAGCAGGAGTATATTGTAATACACCAGCCATTGCCATTGCTGAAGCAACGTCAGAAGATACGATCAATACATTACCTTTTCCACGGCGAGTCTGCTTAGCAATTACGTTAGCATCACGCTCGATTTGGAAAATTAGACCTTTGAAACGCTCAACTGACCAACGGCCGTTAGAGTCTGTATCTAAGTCAAATGTACCAGCGTTTGTTGTACCATACTGAGCACCTACAACAGCAGTTGCGTAGATTGTACGGATAACTTCACGGTTGATCTCAGCAAGGATTTCTGTTGAAAGAATGTTGCTCAATTCTGTTTCAGCGTCAAGACCATGGATTGCTTTCAAGTCTTGTGCTAATTCGAGTGAGTACTCAGCTTTCAAAGCACGGCTTTGAGCAGTTACAGTAACTTTCTCAATAGAGAATGCCATCTGTGCAAATGCTGTGTTGCCATCAGAACCCAAGAATTCAGCAGTAGCTGTTGGGATACCTAGACCGCTTGTGAAAGCGTTAGCAGAGAAAGAGTTAACAGGGTTTACTGAAACGTCAGCGGCTGTATTACCACCAAAACCATAGATGTTAGTGGCAGAACCTTGGCCAGTAAACATTGTGTTGGCTTCGTTGAAGAATGCCTCATCGCCACCTTGGTTAACATACTTAGCACGCATTGCAAAAATCAAACCGGTAGGACCAGTCATTGGCTGAACGCCAGCAACGTCATAAGCGATTAGATTTGGTAGAGCACGGCGAACCAAAGAGATCAAGATTGGATCAAAGTTTTGAATAGCAGATCCAGTAACGTTTGTAGGACCGTCAGAGGAGGTTTCGTTCAAAGCTTGACGATCTTGTGTCATAGCTTGTTGTTGATTTTCCAAAACAAGGGCTGTAACAGCACGCTTGTATGGGTCTTTAATGGCTTCTAATTCTGGATGCTCCAGAACTGGTGCCCACTTAGTTTGTAGTTCTTCAGTTAAATACATTTTAGTATCCTTTGTTGTTATTATTATGGCTTACTTAGCCAAGTTTTTTGAAATTACATTAGCATACTGTTCCATTAAAGGATCAGAAGATTTAGAAACCTTCTTTTCTTCTTCAATTTCTACAGTATCATCTAAAGCAGAACTGTCGGCAACTTTAACATCGGACTTGAAATATGATTCTTTCAAAGTTTCGACTTTAGTAGCAAACTCTTCCTCTGTGGTAAACTCTACGTTCTCTGCGAGCGATTTCAATTTCTCCACTTGGGTCTGCGATAGGCCTTCACACGCTGTGTAGATTGCCTCAATTTTTTTCTGTTCGTTAAGTGCTTTAGCCAACTCAACGCCTTTGCTGATTTGCTCATTTAAAGAAGCTTCGAGTTCTTCTACCTTGGTTGCCAACTCTTCAACAACATCAACCTTGTCGGTAGGAATATCGATGTAATGCTCTTCGAACAAACTTTTTAATCCAGTAATAAAATCTTCTACGATTTCGGCACGGAGACCTTTTTCGATAGCGATTTCGTTATCTTTCATCCACTCTTCAACCATGTAGTTGAGGTAGTCGTCCACTTTAGCAGCCAAATCTTCTTTAATTTCTTCGACAGCGGCATGGAACTGTTCTGTGAGTTCTGCTTCAATTTCTTCAGCAACTTCTTCAGCACGAGCAATAACTGCAGCTTCAAAAATTGTGGTAGCTTTAGCAGTGAACTCTTCAGAAAGATTTTCGCCAGACAACAGAGCGTCAATATCTTCCTTCATTTTTGCCTTAGACATAGCTTTCTTAATCATGGCTTTATCTTGAGCAGCATCTTCGTGACCTTCTTTTTCTTCGGCAACAACTTCATCACCTTCAACTTCGGTCTCTTCGTACTGCTGAATACCAACACCACCTTTATTTGGTTTCATCATTTGCTTACCTGGCTTTCCTTCTGGTTGTTCTACTGAACCAGACTGAGCAGGCTGGCCAGTGAGTTTTTTAGCTGGCTCAGAACCTACAGGAGGTGTTGCACCTGGAGCGGTAGCTGTTGGCGTACCTCTAGTTGCATCTGGACCAGAGTCAGTTGTTTTGGTAACTTGAGTACCAATGTCACCTGCGTCTTTTGTACCGTAGGCAACATCACCACTTAGTTTTGCTGGTTTATCTTGACCACTTTTCTTACTAGCGACAGAGCCTGAAAGAATTTCTTTAGCGGCTTCGGACAGATTAAATTTTCCCATTTTGAAAATCTCCTTGATTTATATTGGATATTTATATTTAAAGTTTTTTGAAGAAGTTCTCAAAAATGCGTAGACTTACTTCCTCGATCTCCCCTCTGGTTGCCTTGCGGATTTGACCCACGGCCTCAGAGTAATCTTGTTCGGTCCATACACCATTGACTAACATCCATTCTTTACCCTCCATGATACCTTGTACAAAAGCACCAGGCGCTGAAGGGTCTGCTACAATATCTGCCGCTGTGGCTAGATAGAAATCGGGTTGTACAACGTTAACACCGTTAACATTTTTTAGTGAACCCATGCCTCTTGAAGATACTCCTAATTGTGCACCACCTTCAATAAGACTTTTGGCGATGTTACCCATAGGCGTATCTAAAATTTTTGCTTTACCGATCCATTGTTGACCATCTTCTTTTAAGGCGGTGATCATATGTGATACACGGTCAAGATTGATACTTGGTGATTCTGGATGACCTAACTCTCCAAAAGCACGATGTTTATTGATGTACTCTTCTGTATACCGAGCAACTTCTTTTCTCATGGTATTGAACTCATACAAACGGCCGTTACGGTTCTTTTTTTCGGAAACCAAAAATGGCCCCTCGATGTGTAAAGACTTCTTACCATCGGATTCTTCAACCAAGTAACTTACGGTTTCATTAATTTCTTTAATGAGTTTCATAATCCCATTGCCCTTCTTTTCCTTAACGACATAATTCTCTTTCTAAGAGATTGTCCTAATTTAGCACGCCTTTTAGTTTTAGAACGTCTAGCACCCATTTTACGGTTTCTACGCTCTAGAGGTGTCATGCGTGTCATTTTGCCACCTCTAATTGTCCAACCTTTTACAGCAGAAAGTTTCTTCCTACGTTGAATCTTTCCTTTTCTAATTCTTACTCGAAAGGTCTTAGTTCTACCAATCTTCATTACATTTCTTACCGCTTCAGATATATTGCTAGTTTCAAACATCTCTGACGCCAAACGCAATTTCATTTGGTTGAGTTTTTGGTCAACCAAATCATTTAAATATTGATCTAAAACTTCTTTACTTTCTACCAGTTGGTTGTTAAGAAGTTTGTCAATAAAACCATCCATTATGGCCTTAGATTATAAGGAGGATAGTTAAATGCTGCCGGATCATTAAACTGACCACGTTGATAATGCGCATTGTCTTTACGGAATTCAATAACAATCGTGTAAGAACTGTTTGCAATCATACCTCTGGTTTGAATGCCCATATCACCTTTACAATTAGCCGTACCTCTTGCATTATTTGGAATTGTAATCCAGTTACCTGCACCGTCATATTCTCCATTACTATTTAAAAACAAACAAGTAATTGCCGTATCTGCATGCCAAAACAATTGAACATCACCATCTTTAGGAGAATCATACCAAACACGGTTAACGGCTAAACCATAGTAAGGTAATGCTGTACCGCCGTCACTTAATAAACCAGGTACTGTGTTTGCATTTAAAGCACCAGACAAGGTGTTTGCTACAATACGAGCGTGATTATCTTCTTGACCTGAACCGTCAAATTTACCCGTTAACTTAATAACAGCATGTTCTGTTGTGTCTTTTAAGACTTGGTATGTAAATAGGTTTGCCATTTTTTATTCCTGTTTAAATTCTTCTGGTAAGGATATCGCCCATTGCGAAGCGTTATACGGTATGCTTATGTATTTATTAATCTTATCTATGTGGTATAGTGCCACTCGCTGGCCGTCACCAAACTGTCTAATTGACATTCTTTTCATCAACATGACGGCAGGAGGGTCAGCCGGTAACTTGTCTTTACGGGCTTCATTTATCTGACCAAAACGAACTTCTTTAAGAGTTTTCACCCGTTTCTTCCTCTTCTGATTCTGTTTCTTCTTCTGGTTGAGCCATCAAACCTTGAGCAATTTCTACCTTTTTTGCTTCAATATGAGCATTTACTTTATCTTGAATGGAAGAATATAGTGAGTTTCTAAACTCTACACCGTTGTCGTCCATTGCGTAATCGATTATACTTTTAGTTTCCATTTTTATCTCCAATAAAATATTTATAATATACGTTTCAATTTAATTAATGTACCACTTACTTCTTCTTTAGTGGCTTTGGCTTGTGCATCTTGTTGTTGCTGTGCCATGTCCATAGCATGTTGTTGGTCATCCGGATTCTGTGGTTGACCAGGTACTTGGGACATCATCTGTGCCTGTGCCACATCGTTGGTTACACCAACTGGCAATCCAAGACCATCTTTCTTCTCTTGCTCAATCTCTTTCTCCATAATCTGAATGTCGTCATCAGTCAAACGGAGAACATTACGTTGAATCCATGCTTGTGAGAAGTACCGACCAGTATACGGATCAACAGAACCCAACAACTGTAGACGGTTGGTCATCAGTTCGGCTTCTTTGAGTTCAGAGAAGTTATTGTCTTTAATGAAGTCATAATGGATGTATTCTTTGAATTCATTCCACTCCTCATTAGTACAGATACCTTTTAGTACACATTGTACTCGCATTGCTTGGTCAAACAACTCGGAGAACTTACTGCGTAAACGGTCTACAAACTTGGCAAACTTTAACTCGTCACGGGTAATCTCATTTGAACGACCTAAAGAGAAACCTGAAGTTTCTGGATTCAACCTAGACACAGGTACACATAGTGCCTTGTATAGTTTCTTTTCAAAATACTTAACATCTTCCAATTCACCTAGGTTTTGACCGCCAGGTAATGTGGTAATTTCTGTACCTTTACCGCCTTCACGGCGAGGTAACCAAAAATCTTCTAACATTGAAAGGTGTTTACGGTCATCACGAACTTCACCTGTGGCAGAATCGTATACAAGTTTGTTCTTGTATTTGACCATAATATCACGGAGATACTGCTCTGCCTTTAATTTTGGTAGATTACCCACATCAATGTAAAAAATACGGCGTTCAGGAGCACGACTAATTCTGTAAATGACTGTAGCATCTTCAATCATCCTTAATTGGTTAAGTGGCTTAATTGCTTTGTGAAGGTAAGATAATACCACGGCACGCCTAGAATCCATTAGACCAGAAACCACCGACACAATAGAGTCCACAGTAATACGAACTCCTACTGGTCCAAAGTTGTTGGAACCGCCCGTGGTGACTTTATCGTTGAACAGGTAATACTCATTGATCACCTTCATGATTTCAGCACCAGTCCGTTCATCCTTTTGCTTCTTAATTTCACGAACTTTACGCAGTTTTCGTGGGTCGATATAACGGAGTTCTTTGACACCTTGTGATGGGTTTTCTCTATCGACAATAATGTGGTAATATAAACGACCATCCACATAGTATCTACGGAAGATATCTTGTCCCATGTTCTTGTAATTAAACAATCTCAGAACGGTATTAAATTCATCCTTAATAGCAGTTTTGATTTTATCTGGTTGTTTGAGATCATCCAAAATAATTTTAATACTTTGACCATCATCATCTTGGCAAATGGCTTCATTGATAATATCATCGATGGCCGATTCGATTTCTGGCTGCATGGCCATTTCACGATAACGAGAAATGAGTTCTACTTCATTTTTGGCTGTACCATCGAGGTCCACATATGTGCCATAGTAGGCCGCAGAGGTAATGGTGAGAGCGCCGTCCTCATTAGCAGGAGGCGTAAAAGATTGTTGCACATCTTGGACTTCTTCGTCCTTGTTTCGTGCAATTGTAAAACCAAAAAGAGAAAATTTATTAGCCGCCATATTGTGTTATATCCAATTCAAAAAAAACATAATGGAGAGAACCGTAGCTCTCTCCGTAAAATAAAATAAATTAACTTGTTGTAACAGCTTCCCACCATTGGTAGGCAAAGGTTACACCGTATTCTTCAATACTGTCATTTGAACTCCAATCTAAATCAATTGGTGCCAAATCAACAGGGAACAAGCCAACAAATTTATAAGATTTGAGAGCTTCGCCTGCTTTGCCGTATTGAGTAACGGTTGCGTCTGTGGTGTATCCTAGTGGATTAACAGCTGCACCATTTCTGACGTTACTTGCATGACTGTTGATTGCATTCATCCATGATTCCATAGAATCTCTGATTACAAAATCTTCATCATTGATAATTTGCAATGTCCAATCGGCGAATGAACGGTTACCAGCAAACTTCAATTCACGACCAAAGTAATAAATTGGGAATGAATTAACGGTTGAACCAGGTAACTGTGCCGTTTTAGCCATAAACGATGTCTTTTGTGAAGCTGCCACACCGTTTGCTGCGACTGTTGGAAATGTTAAGGTTACTTGAAATAGATTGGGACGGGCACCGTCACCAATCATATTAGACCTAAATTCCGCTACATTAAATGCCATTTGTATCTCCTATATCGTTGTATTATTTATTAGAACTTCCCAA